GCCGCGATCGAACGGCTGCGGCTCACCGACGAGGAGCGGGAGGCGATTCGCGAGGCTTGCGACGAGGGGCGATGGTATCCCAAGGACTACCACCACATCGCCACGCTGCGGGGGCTGTTAAAGCGGCTGTCGCCAGACCGGCCAGAGGCTATCGCAGCGGGCGATACTGCCACGCCACCCGAGCCTGCGATCCCGCCCGCGTGGCTGGCCCGACCCTACTGGGTCGATCCCGCTGGCGGTCACAGGTACGGGTTCCCGCGCCTCTACGATCCGGCGACGGATGGCGATATGACCGAGTGGCTGATTCGACACGGCTACCCGGAACGGCTGGCGATGCAGGAGTTGGCGTGTACGTTCACGGCCTGCACAGAAGATGGCGGGAAGTGACAGTTTGTGTGTCGCCCCCCACCCGTTTCCGCAACACATCACATCTGATATGTCTCCCGTAGCGACACTGCGATTCCGCCTCCCCGACGAGCAGGGCGACTTCGACGCCGCCCGGCTGGGACGGCAGGCACTCGTCACCCTGTGGGAGATCGACGAGCGGTGCAGGTCGCTGCTCAAGCATGGCGACCCCAGCGACGAGACGGCACGGCTCGCGGAGGAGATACGGGGGATGATAGACGGGGAGATGCTCGAGGTGTAACTGCAAGCCTCGCCCCTGCACTGCCTAGCCTATAGGCATTGGCCTCGTTGCAGGCTTTGACCTGTGCCACCACCTGGAGCTCGCCCATGTCCGAGATCAAGATCCGCCGCCGCGTGCGTGACGTTGCTATCACCCTGCACACGGCAACCGCGCTGGCCACCACCATCAACCTGAGCGACATGGCTGGGGCTGTGGTGTCGATTGGCACCATCAGCACCAACGCTACGACGCTGCAGATGTTTGGTGCTACCGCAGCGGACGGCCCCTTCCGTCGCCTATACGGCTCGGACGGCTCGGCCGTGGACCTGACGCTGGCCCCCTCGAGCACGGACGGCCGAGCCTACTCGCTGCCCGATGCCGTGTTCGCGTTGCCCTGGCTCAAGATCGTCAGCGCCACGACCAACAGCACTGGCACTGCTGGCGTGGTCGTCATGAAGAGCTGATGCCCCATCGCATTCCAACCCACAGGCCGCTGCCCAAGTCCCGCCGCAAGCGAGACGAGAGCCTAAGGCCAAACGCGGCAGCCCGTGGGTATTGCGATGCTAAGCACAGGCGGTGGCGCAAGGCTGTGCTGACCAGGGATGCGTGGGCCTGCGTTGACTGCGGGCGAATCGACTCGGCCAACCACGCGGACCACGTAGTGCCCATTGCACAGGGTGGCGAGCGGTACGACGTGGCTAACGGGCAGACGCTGTGCATCCGGTGCCACGGACGCAAGACGCTCGAGGAGCAGAGGCTTACCGTCCAGTCACGGAACTAATCATGTCAGACAGTTCGCCTTTGCTGATTCGAGCGGGAACATCAAGGCCAAGTCGTTCTGCATATGCCAACTGCTTTGCGGTGGGCGGATCACGACGCCAGGCATTGGGCATACGTGGCCAGGTTGCCGCACCAGCAATCCCAAACACGGCAGCCATGCCAAGCATGAGCGCCCAGTCGTTTGGCTTGGCTGCAACGAAGATCAGCAGCACCAACGACATGGATGCGAGCATGAACGCAGCAACGCATCGCACCAACCAAATCAGCCAAGATGCCACAGCACACCGTCCTTTCCGGGTGAGGGTTAAGAAGGCTCAATGGTACGCCCAGGCGGGGCGGGCGGCCACCCAGGCGGGGGAGGGCGGGTCGGATCACGGGGGCCTGGCCGGTAATAAACCCCGGTTGACTGCTCTGCGTACATTTTGACGAGTAATCGCAGGAGGGTAGGTCATGGGCAAACGAGGCCCGGCTCCGGTTCCCACCAAAATCAAGATTGCCCGCGGCACGCTTAGGTCTCGCAATAAGGCCGAGCCTCAGCCGCCATCCTCCAGCGTCGCCATGCCCGGCCACCTCGGCGAAGTCGCCGCGGCTAGGTGGCGCGAGTTGCTGCCGCTGCTGCAGGCGGTGCGAGTCATGACCGACGCCGACGTGGAAGCCCTGGCCCGCTACTGCGACACGTACGAGTGGTGGCTTGCCACCCGTGCGATCCTGAAAGAGCAGGGCTGCACGTACCCGATCCTGAACGACGGCGGCGAAATCAAGTACATCGCCCAGCGGCCCGAGGTGAGCATCGCCCACAAGCTCGCCCAGCAGCTGCGGCAACTGGAGCAAGACTTTGGGCTCAACCCGTCCGCCAGGTCGTCGCTCAGCGTCCAGCCGGACAAGCCGGCCACCGACGAAGACGCCGCCATCCTGTTTGGCTGAGTGCACCTGTGCCTCCTGCCGCGCGGTGAAGTTCTTCGAACGGTTCTTCACGCACGCCAAGGGCGACAAGGGTGGCCAGCCGTTCCTGCTCGAGCCGTGGCAGCGCGACTACGTGCGGGCCTTGTTTGCCGAGCGTGACGGCCGGCGGCAGATCCGCACCTCGCTCCTCGCGGTGCCACGCAAGAACGGCAAGAGCACCTTGTGTGCCGGGCTGGCGTTGAAGCTCCTCATGGAGCCTGAGCCGGGCGGGGAAGTCTATTCCTGTGCTGCGTCGCGTGACCAAGCGAGGCTTGTGTTCGATACCGCGAGGATTGCGGTCGAGCAGTCGCCTGTCTTGTCGCAGCACCTGAAGGTCTACCGCTCGGCCATCGTCTGCGAGAAGACGCACGCCACGTACAAGGCCCTGTCCGCCGAGGCTGGCATCCAGCACGGTCTCAACCCGAGCGGCGTCATCTTTGACGAGCTGCACGCTCAGCCCAATCGCGAGCTGGTGGACGTGATGGCCACGAGCATGGGGGCCAGGTCGCAGCCGCTGATGGTCTACATCACGACGGCCGGCTACGACCGCAAGAGCATCTGCTGGGAAATCTGGAAGTATGCCGAGAGTGTGGCGGCCGGGGCCGTGAAAGACGAACGGTTTCTGTCCGCCATCTACGCCGCGGGGCCGAAGGCTGATTGGAAGGACGAGGCGACGTGGACTGCCGCCAATCCCAACCTGGGCGTGAGCGTGAAGCTCGACTTCCTGCGGAGCGAGTGTGCCAGGGCCGTGGAAATGCCCGCGTATGAAAACACGTTCCGCCAGCTGTACCTCAACCAGTGGACTGAGCAGGACACCCGCTGGCTACGCATGGACCACTGGGCTCAGGGCAACTCGGGCTGCCCGGTGCCGCTCGAGGGCCGGGAGTGCTGGGCCGGCCTGGATTTGGCCACCACGTTTGACACCACGGCGTTGGTGCTGCTGTTTCCGCTGGACGATGGCACCTTCTGGGTCGAGCCGCACTTCTGGATTCCCGAAGAGAACGCCCACCAGCGCGAGCGGCGGGACAAGGTGCCGTATCTCACATGGCACCGGCAGGGCCATCTGCACATGACCGAGGGCAACGTCACGGACTTTGACAAGGTGCGGGCCGACATCAACGACTTGGCGAAGAAGTACCAGATTCGGGGCGTGGGCCTGGACCCGTGGAACTCGGCGCAGCTTGGGCTGCAACTGCAAGGGGATGGCCTGCAGATGGAACAATACCGGCAAGGTTACGGCTCGCTCTCGGCCCCGTCCAAGCAGTTTGAGAACTGGGTCGTGAGCGGGAAGGTCTTGCACGGCGGCCATCCGGTGCTGGCGTGGCAGGCCGGCAACGTGGCGATTCAGACCGACAGCGCGGCAGGAAACATTAAGCCCAGCAAGGCACGCAGCACGGAGCGCATCGACGGCATCGTTTCGCTCGTCATGGCAATCGGCTTGTGGCAGAAAGCAACCGCGCCGGCACCGGAACCTGATTGGAACATCACGATCATATGAGCAACCTCACCGACTACCGGATGCACGAGCTGCGGCACTGGGACTACGACGGCCACACGAGCAACCGGACGCCGTCTGGCATCCGGGTCAACGCCGACAACAGCATGGCGTGCTCGGCCTACACGGCCTGCATCCGGGTCATCAGTGACGCCGTAAGCTCGCTGCCGCTGCACCTGTACGAAAAGCTCGCCAACGGTGGCAAGCGGAAGGTGACAGAGAACCCGCTGTACCGTCTGCTGCACACGCAGCCCAACCCGTGGCAGACGGCTCAGGAGTTTCGGGATTGGATGACGGGCCTCTACCTGCACTACGGGGCCAGCTACGCCGAGATCCGTGGCGGCGACCGTGGCCCGGTGTCAGAGCTGTGGCCGCTGCACTCCAGCCGGATGGAAGTTGAGCGGCTCGAGGACGGGACGCTCCGCTACAAGTACCGGGAGCCTGACAGCAACCGGCAGACCATCTACCGCCAGGACCAAATCTTCGCCCTGCGGTTCACGACCGAAGACGGGTTCACGCCCGTGCCGACGTACAAGACGTTCGCCAATGCCATCGGCCTGGCCCAGGCGTTGGAGACGCACGGCAGCACGTACTTCGGCAACGGAGCCCGGCCGGGCATCGTGCTGGAGTCGGATAACCCGATCCCCATTGAGGCGGCCGAGCGGCTGCGTGAGCAGTGGGAGCGGATGCACCGTGGCGCTGACCGGGCCTTTCGTACGGCCATCCTGCCCAACGGCGTAAAGGCCCACGAGCTTACGGGCAGCAATGAGGCGGCCCAGTACCTCGAGACGCGGCAATACCAGGTCATTGAGATTTGCCGCGCCTTCCGTGTGCCGCCGCACATGATCCAAGACCTGACGCGCTCGACCTACAGCAATATCGAAGTACAGGGAACAGAATTTGTCCAGCACTGCCTGCTGCCGCACCTGAAGCGGTGGGAAGCCGCCATCAGCCGCGACCTGATTGAGGATGACGAGCGGTACTTTGCGGAGCACAGCGTGTCGGGCCTGCTGCGTGGCGACCACGCCAGCCGGTCGGCCTACTACGTCTCGGCTCTGCAAAACGGGTGGATGACGATCAACGAGATCCGCGAGCTGGAGAACCTCAACCCTATCGGGCCAGAGGGCGACCAGCACTTTGTGCCGCTCAACATGACGCAGCTCGACACGCCCGAAGATGCCTCGCCTTCCGAAAGCGTGGACGACCAGGACGCCGACATGCCAGAAGGGCAAGCGACCGATCCCGCGGGTGATGTTGCCCCTGTGGCCGACCTGCAACAGCAGGCGCTCAACGGTGCGCAGGTTTCTTCACTTCTGGAGATCCTGTCGAACCTCTCGGCCGGCCTGCTCACCGCAGAGGGAGCAAAGGCTTTGATTGCGGGTGCGTTCCCGACCGTCCCGGTGGAAACCGTCAACAGCATCATTGCTGGCGTAAATGAAGGCGTCCAGCCAATCGAATCGCAACCCGTGGGAGAGAGCGGCAATGGAACTTGAGCGACGCTGCCTGGACTTTGACGAGCTGCCCGAGGCCGAGCTGACCATTGAAAAGCGGTCCGATGGCCAGGAAGTCATCACCGGCTACGCCGCCGTCTACAACCGGTTCAGCCTGCCGCTGCGGGAAGGCGGCTCGGCGTTTCGTGAAATCATCCGGCCTGGTGCCTTCGACCAGATCCTCAGCCGCCAGCGTGGCAAGCAGGACGTGGTGGCGCTGCTGAACCACGACAGCAACCTGATTCTTGGCCGTACGTCCTCTGGCACGCTCGAGCTGTCGAGCGACGACAAGGGGCTGCGGTACACCGTGACGCCGCCCGATACCCAGGTGGGCCGGGATACGCTTTCCCTCATCCGTCGTCGTGATTTGCGTGGCAGCTCGTTCGCGTTCGCCGTGGACGAGAGCAAGGGGGCCAGCTGGTCCCGAGACGAGCAGGGCACCATTCGTGAAATCCGCGAGGTGAGCCTGTTGGCCGACGTGTCGGTCGTGCTGACCCCGGCCTATCCGGCCAGCAGCGTGGCCGTGGCCCAACGCAGCTACGAGGCGTGGCTTGCCAGCCAGGAGACAACGAAGGAGCCGGCGGCCCCGCTTGCCGAGCGTTCGGCCCTGCGGGGCGTCGCCCAGGCGTGGGCCGCTCTCCTGCGACTCAAGAACGTATGAGCGAACAACCACGCTGCACGTGCGGTGAACGGCTCCGCACCCGGTCCAGCCGTCCCGTTGGGGACGAGCGGCAGCGGTACATGCGCTGCCCGCGGTGCGGGGCGCGTGCGGTGGCGTTTGTCAAAACAACACATTCTGAAGTGCGTTACTGCAAGGCACCCCAGGTGCGTTCCTAGGCTGCACCCAGACGGCAATAACGCCGCTGGAGAAAACGCACATGGAACGGCTGCAAGAACTTCTGGCTGAGGCTGAGCGGCTTGCCAAAGAGATCGAGGCGCTGCTGGCCGAGTCGCAGAGCGAGGTTGGGGCTGAGGGCGAAGAGGCTACGCCGCTCGAGGCTGAGGCACAGGCTTCGCGTCAGCGCAAGCTGAACAAGCTCGTCACCCGTTCCAAGAAGGTTGCCGAAGAGATTGAGTCGGCGAAGGCTGCGATGGAGTCCGCCAAGAGCCTGCGTGCGGTCGCTGACCGCTGCAAGCCGGCCCCCGAGGTCGTGCGTGACGATGCGGTCCGCATTGAGCCCGTTTCCTACCGTGGCCGCCTGAAGGCGTTCAGCAACGACGAACAGGGCCGGCGTGACGCCTACTCGTTCGGCAAGTGGCTGCAGGGCTACGTGCACGGCGATGCCGATGCCAAGCGGTGGTGCCACGACCACGGCGTTGAGAGCCGGGCGCTCGGCGAGTCGGTCAACTCGGCCGGCGGCGTGTTCGTCCCCGAGATTGCCAGCGGCCAGGTCGTGCGGCTCGTGGAAGAGTTCTCCGTGTGGCCCTCGGCCATGCAGCTCGTCCAGATGCCCAGCGACACCGTGACGGCCGTGAAGCGGCTGACCGGCGTGACGGCCAACTGGACCGGCGAGAGCTCCGAGATCCTGACCAGCGACCCGTCTGCCACCGACATTCGGCTGGTGGCGAAGAAGCTCACGGTCGGCACCCGCGTCAGCAACGAACTGCTGGCCGATGCCGCGGCCGTTGGCGACTGGGTGATCGCTGAGTTCGCCACGGCCATCGGCGAGAAGCTGGACCAGGCGGCAGTGAACGGTGACGGCACCAACACCTACGGCGGCGTTTACGGCATCGCCAACAAGATCCTGACGGCGGCTGGCTCGTTCCACAAGCCGGCCTCGGCTCGCGATGCGTTTGACGAGTTCACGGTCAACGACTTCCTCTCGGTCGTGGCCCTGCTTCCGACCTACGTGACGAGCCCCCGCTGGTACATCTCCAGCGCCGGTTTCGCCAACTCGATGCAGCGGCTCGACCTTGGTGCCCTTGGCCGGCCGAGCTTTGAGAACGGCACCGGGTTCAGCTTTCTTGGCTACCCTGTGACCATCTCGAACGTCCTTCCGCGGTCGGGCAACCTCGACGAGAAGGTTTCGGTCCTGTTCGGCGACGCCAGCCTGGCCGGCATGTACGGCATCCGGTCGGCCTTCGCCACGAAGATCAGCACCGAGCGGTATGTCGAGCTGGACCAGACCCTTTACATCGGGGTGGCCCGCGCGGACATGGTCTGGCACTCGGTCGGCTCGGCCACTGAGGCCGGCCCGATGGTGGCTCTTGTCGGCAACACCTGATATCTGACCCTCTAGGAGAACCTGAAGACATGAACCACCTCGAGAGCACCAAGACCGTTGCCAGCCTTGGCACTGCCGACACGGCAACCAACGCGACGTTTGCCCACGTCATCGACACGCTGGGTTACGACTACGCCAGTGTGGACGTTGTGCTCGAGGCCAATGCGGCCTCGACCGACGCGATGGCCCGGGCCCTGGTCCTGCAGCAGAGCGACACGGACGTTTCTTCGAACTACGCCAATATCACCTCCTTCGTGGGCGGTGGGTCTGGCGGGTTCACGATCCCCACCACGTCGCTGTCGAGTGCCAGCAACGTGGCCCGGTTCAACGTGGACATGCGGGGCAAGCGGCGTTACCTGCGGGTCCAGGCGACTCCCCAGGCGGCCAGCGTGGTCTGCTCGGTCGTGCGACTGGGCAAGGCCGAGGTTGGCCCTGTGGCGGCCTCTGAGGTCGGCGTGGGCGTCGTGGTCAGCGGCTGACGCTTGACACAGTACCGAAAGTGAACGGCTGGCAGGGCACACGCCTTGCCAGCCGTTTCGCTTTTGGAGACTCCATGAAAATCACGGTTGGCAACAGCGAGGTGGACGTTCGGGTCGAGGCATGCCTGTCGATGCCTAGGCTGTCGTTTACGGCCAACACCTTCGCCTGGGTGCAGGCTCTCATGCCGCTCAACATCCGCCCCACAATGGGCACGGGCGTGTTCTGGGACCAGGTGCATACCAGGGTGTGGGAAGGGTTTATCGACAAGTGCGAATATCTGTTGCTCATAGATTACGACAGTTTTTTCTCCCAGGCTGATATCGAACATTTGTTTGCCTTGGCCCTGACGTTCCAGTGTGACGCCTTGGCACCACTGCAGACCAAGCGGGAGGACGGCCGCCCAATGCTCACGCTCAAGGGCAACCTCGACAATCCGCCTGAGGGTGGCAGTACATCGGTGCCGCGCGAGTGGTTTGGCGCTCCGGTCCAGGAGGTGGACACGGCCCACTTCGGCTGCACGATCCTGAGCACGGCCGCGCTGAAGCGGTGCACTAAGCCGTGGTTCTGGAGCAAGCCGGCCCCTGATGGCACCTGGGGCGACGGCCGGCGGGATCCTGACATCTGGTTCTGGTCCAACTGGCGGGAGAGCGGCAACAAGGTGTTCGTGACGCCACGGGTCACGATTGGCCACGGCGAGTACATGGTGACGTGGCCTGGCAAGGATCTGCAGAAGCCTGTCTTCCAGTGGACTTCGGAATACACCAAGACGATGACGCCGCCAGAAACTGCATGGAGAGCCCCGCAATGAAGAAGATAAGGCTTGTGCGTCCGTTCCGGTCGTACAACAAGGGCGCGGTGCTGGACGTACCCGGTGGCCAGGCCCACGAGATGATTCTGGCCGGCTACGCCGTACTGGAGACGCAGCAGGAGCTGCTCGACACCGCGGCCGTCGAGCCCGAGGTCAGGACCGCCGACGCCACGCCGAAGAAGCGGAGCCGCAAGCAGTGAAGTACCGCAGCCTCGTACGTGCGACCCAGCCGGCCGTCGAGCCCGTGACGCTCTCCGAGGCCAAGGCCCATCTGCGGGTAGACGTGTCGGATGACGACTCGCTCATCTCGGCCATCATCAAGGCGGCCCGTGAGTTCGTCGAGGAGTACCTTGACCGGTCGCTGATCCACACGCAGTGGACGCTACGCACCGACGCCTTTCCGCGGGAGTTTGAGCTGCCGCGGCCGCCGATGGCACAGGCTGGCACGACTACGGCCACGGTCGTGACGTACACGCTCGAGACGCAGCAGACGGCCACGCTTAGCACGGCCGAGTACCGGGTGGACCGGGCGGCCACGCCGGGCGTCATCCGCACGACGTACGCCGGCACCTGGCCGGGCCACCTCTATGACGAGAACGCCGTGAGCGTGACGTGGTGGGGCGGCTACGGGGCCGATGGCACCAGCGTACCGGCCGCGATCCGCTCGGCCATTCTGATGATGGTCTCGCACCTGTACGAGCATCGCACCGCCGTGGCCCCGTCGATGGCCGAGGTGCCGCTGGGCGTCAAGGCCCTGCTCGACACGCACCGCTGGGGGAGCTACCGCTAATGGCGATTAACGGCCGCATCAACGTAGACGTGCTGTTCCACGACACGGACGGCACCACGTCGCTCAAGGTGGTGAGCCTGGAGGGCTCCACCGAGTACACGTCGGGCAAGGTGGCCATCGTGACGGGTACGGCGGGGACGGCTGGGGCAAGCATTTCGATTCCGCCCACATACCGCAATGCCGATGGCAGCCTGTCAACGATAACCGCGCCGTCTCGCGTGGCGTTTTCAGCGACGGGCGGGAATCTAGTGCGACTGACTGACGCAAACCTTCTTTCTCTGCAATCCAAAAGCGGGGCCGTGAGCGTGAGCGACATGGAGCCTTCCGATGACAGCTTGAGCATTCAAGTTATCGGCACCGCTGGCACCGCCTCCTACACGCTGGTGCTGTATGGCACTTGACCCTGGCAAGCTCCGCGAGCGGGTGACGATCCAGCAGGCGACCGAGCGACGCAACTCGCTCGGCGAGACCACGCTGGAGTGGGCGACGTTTGCCGAGCGATGGGCGAGCGTGGAAGGGCTCTCGTCTCGCGAGGTGCTGCTCCTGGGGCAGCAGCAGACCGAAGGCACGCACCGCGTGCGGCTGCGGTACGTGACGGGGCTTGTGCAGACGATGCGGCTCCTGTGGCGTGGTCGGGTGCTGGAGATCACGACGCTGCTCGAACACGCAAACCGCAGCGAGCACGAGTTGCTCTGCACGGAGAGGGTGGAGTAATGGCAGTCGCGGGCATTGAAATCACTA